AGCCTGACAACTTACGTGGGCGTTCACTAGACTTTGTTGTGCTAGATGAGTTCGCCGATATGCGGCCGCAGGCATGGTACGAGGTGCTTAGACCCTCGTTAAGTGATAGGGGCGGCTCGGCCGTCTTTATAGGCACGCCAAAGGGGCGCAACCACTTTTACGATTTGTACGGCAAAGGAGTAGACGGCGATGACGGATGGAGTTCACATCAATACACAACGATTGAAGGCGGAAATGTTGCACCTTCAGAAATTGAGTCGGCTAAGGCGGACTTGGACACACGAACCTTCGAGCAAGAATACGAAGCACAATTCGTCAACTACAGCGGCATCATCTACTACGGATTTAAACGAGAAGAGACAGTTGCAAGACATACCGACGATATCAGTGTCATACACGTAGGGATGGACTTTAACCTCGATCCGATGTCTGCTGTGCTGATGACACGCAAGGGCGACACGCTCCACGTCTTCGACGAAATAGTGATGTTTGGCTCGAATACCGATGAGATGGTTGCAGAGCTTCGCGAACGCTACGGAAATGGTACAATAGTGATATACCCTGACCCTGCGAGTCGGCAACGTAAGACAAGCGCAGGTGGCAGGACAGACCTGTCTATATTGCAGAACGCGGGTTTCGAGGTACGCGTCCGAAACTCTCATGCGGCAGTACGAGACAGAATTAACGCGGTAAACAGTCGCCTACTATCTAACGATGGACAGCGGCGGTTATACGTTGACCCTAAGTGCAAGAAGGTGATCGAGTCTTTGGAACGCCATACCTACAAGGAAGGCACTAGCCAGCCCGAAAAGGACGGCTTCGATCACATGAACGACGCACTTGGTTATGCGGTGGAGTATTTATTCCCAATTAGAAAGGCAAACGCGCCGCAAGCCCCGCAGAGGTGGACGTAAATGTATTACGAAGACATTGAATACCAGCACCCCGATTACGAAAACAACATAGACCGCTGGGAGTTTTACCTCCGTAGCTACATGGGTGGGCAAGACTACCGCGACGGGTCATACCTGACTAGCTACCTAAACGAAGACAAAAACGCCTACAACAGACGCCTAGCCCTAACCCCGCTAGACAATCACTGCCGTAACGTCGTGCATGTCTATTCGTCATTCCTGTGGCGTGTGCCTCCTACTCGCAACTATCAGCAGATGGAAGGCAGTGCCGACCTTGAGGCGTTTCTAAAGGACAGCAACCTCGACGGGCAGAGCTTTAATAGCTTTATGCGTGAGGCGCAGATATGGTCGAGCGTATACGGTCACGTATGGATTATGCTCGATAAGCCGCAATCAACAGCAGGCACACGCGCAGAGGAACTGGCACAAGAGATTCGTCCTTATGTGACGCTGATTACGCCTGAGAATGTCTACGACTGGAAGTACGAGCGAATGCCTAGCGGTCGGCATGAACTGACCTACATGAAGGTTAGGGAGTCGGTGAACCGTATCGACGGCACAACGACCGAAACCTTTTTTCGTATCTGGACGCGAGAGACGATTCAGCTAGTGCGCTACCACGGCGACGAGGCTAACGTCATCGAGACTATTGACAACCCTATTGGCAAAATACCTGCAGTACATTTGCCCTCAAACCGCTCAGTAGTACGTGGCATTGGCATCAGCGATATAAGTGACATTGCCTACATGCAACAGGCTATCTACCAAGAGCTATCGGAAATCGAGCAGTTAATCCGTATCTCTAACCACCCTACACTGGTTAAGACTTACGACACGGACGCTAGTGCTGGCGCAGGCGCAGTCATCAACATTAGCGATGACATTGACGCAGGGCTAAAGCCGTATCAGATGCAACCCTCTGGCGCTAACCTCGACGCCATACGTGCCTCTATCGAGGACAAGATTGAGTCTATCAACCGTATGGCACACATGGGCGCAGTACGTGGCACAGAAGCAATCACGCAGTCAGGCGTAGCTATGCAGACAGAGTTTCAAATGTTGAACGCTAAACTGTCCGAGAAGGCTGACATCTTAGAGCTTGCCGAAGAGCAGTTATGGCAGTTGTGGTGTACGTGGCAGGGGCATCCGTTGCATGAGGTAGAGATTAGCTACCCTGACAGCTTCGACATTCGTGACTACGAGTCAGAATTGCGTTACCTGCAACAGGCTAAGGCGTCAGGCGTCCGCTCTACTACATTCGCACAGGCGGTCGATAAGCAGATTGCTGACCTGCTACTTGATGACGAAATGCTCGCACAAGCACACACTGAGATTGAGCAGGGACAGCAGGCACTAGGTGACTTCACAGTAGCGCCAGAAGATGGACAGTGAGGAACTTACACGCGCACTAGAACGAGCGACCTCTGCACATGAGCGTCGCCTTCTGCGCGCTATGGAGTCTCTACGTCTAAGACTTACAGACGCGCTTGCTGGGCTTCCTTTACGTAACGGGGTGCTGTTTGACCTAGATGCCGCACTAGCTCTTAGAACGCAAATAGACGGCCTTGTACGCGATGAGTACCTGACGGTAATTGACGACATTATCCGCGAGTACCCTGACGCTGTAGCACTGACACAGGAGTTTATGGAGCAGTTTGCCGACTTCCGTGTGCCGCAGTCGGTCATCGGACAGCTTCAACAGTTTAGTTTCACAGGTCATGAGGCATTGGCTGACGAGTTTGCAGAGGCGCTGTATCAGCAGGTCTACAACAACACGCTGTCGGGTACGCCATTCTCTGCGAGTCTGTCTGAGCTTAACAACCTGCTAGACGCTGACCTACAACGCTACTCTAAGACAATGCTACATGACGCACTGTTTGAGTTTAGCTCGTCGGTACAGCAAGCGGCGGCGGCAGAGGCAGGCATTACCAAGTTTCGTTATGAAGGTGATACGATTGAAACAACGCGGCCTTTCTGTGAAAAGCATGTCGGTAAGGAATACACGACAGACGAGATATACGAGATATGGGACGACTCGTGGCAGGGCAAACGCTCTGGTGACCCGTTCCGTGTAAGAGGTGGTTACAACTGTCGGCACTGGTGGGTGCCTGTACCTGAATAGGAGGACGTATGCCGTACCACAAGAAAGAGAAGCGCAAGAAAAAGCGCAAGTCACGCTAATTTGATACAATTAACCTACTCGAAAGAGGATTCGTAACATGAGCGATGAAATCATGGCAGACGCGGTAACTGAAGCCGCAGTGGAAACACCAGAAGTTCAGGACTTAAAGACGTTCACGCAAGAAGAGTTAGACCGCATAGTGGCTGACCGTGTTGCTCGCACCAAGCGACAGTACGAGAAGAAGCTAGACGGTATCGACCTCGACGAAGCTAAGTCACTTCTACAACGTCAGCAAGAGGCTGAAATTGAGAAGCAGAAAGAGCGGGGAGAGTTCGAGTCAATTCTAAAGCAGACCGTCGAAAAGAAAGACTTAGAAATTAGGACGTACAAGCAACGTCTCGAAAGCCAGTTAGTCGATGGAGCTTTGCTCACGGCGGCGAGTAGGAACAACGCAGTATCGGCAGAGCAAGTTGGTCAGTTGCTACGTGGTTCGGTTCGGCTGTCTGAAGACGGCACCGCAGAGGTTGTAGATGCGAACGGGACACCACGATACAACGACAGCGGCGATCCTTTAAGCGTTGATGAGCTTGTCGGTGATTTCTTGTCAACAAACCCGCACTTCGTAAAGGCGTCAGCTGGTGGCGCTGGCTCGCAAACTGCGGTAGGTGGTTCCACGTCGAAACCTATGTCGGCGGTAGAAATGGAGGCTAACTGGAATAACGGAGGCAAAGAAGCCTACCGTGCAATGATGTTAGCTAATAAATAAACCGCTTACTTAGGAGACTTTAATCATGGCGGCGACTACTAGTTCAACTCTTGACGACCTGTTTGCAAACATCATCATGCAGGCTCGTTTTACAGCCGAGGAGAATTCTCTCATGGCTGGCCTCATCACTCGCTACGACATCGGTAATGTAGCTGGTACAACTATTCAGGTGCCAAAGTACCCAGCAGTCACTGCGGCTGATTTGACTGAAGGCACTGATATGTCTTCAAGCACTGTCAGCACGTCTGGTGTCACTGTTACTGTCGGCGAAGTTGGTGCGCAGGTATTGCTCACTGACATGGCGGCAATGGGCGCTGGCAACCCTGCACAGGAGCTTGGCACCGTACTCGGTAACTCTATCGCTACTAAGATGGACAAGGACATCATCGCTCTGTTTGATGGTTTCTCAACGTCTATCGGCGCGGCGGGTCAGGAGATTACTGTTGCTGACCTGTTCAAGGCGGCGGCAACTTTGCGCAACGCTAAGGCTACTGGCCCTGTGTACGCAGTTGTTCACCCATACCACGCGTACCAGTTGTCAGCGAACCTGACTAACACCTTCGCTAACCCCAACGGTGGTGACCTACAGAACGAAGCAATGCGCAACGGCTTCGTAGGTTCTATCGGCGGCATCGAAGTGTACCAGTCAGCTAACATCACTGTTGACGGCTCAGACGACGCCAAGGGCTGTGTGTTCACTCGCGAAGCAATGTGCATCGCTATGAAGCGTGACTTCAACCTTGAGACAGAGCGAGACGCATCTAACCGTGCATTCGAGCTTAACGCTACTGCCGTATACGGTGTTGGCGAGCTTGACGACAGCTACGGTGTTGAGATGCTGTTTGACGCGGCACTCTAAGATGTATGCGGCCCTTCGGGGCCGCTTTACTCTGAGGTTTCTATGGCAGTTAATTATCGCGGTGAACGGTTTGAGGATTACAACGTGGCAAAGCGAACGCCACGACATCCCAATAAGTCTCATGCGGTATTGGCTCGCTACAAAGGCGTTATTAAGCTAGTTAGGTTCGGCGCTCAAGGCGCGAAAAGCTACCCA